CCATAGCTTGTGAATCGATTCTTGAAGTAAGGATCAGCCAAAGACTCTTCATCCAAATAGGTGTATGCGAGGTCGTAATTTTTCCCAATCGTTGAGGAAGATGGATCGCCTCCTCCCATAAAATCTGCAGAACTTACGCCACCCTTTAACCCGCTAAGGATCTGCCCGTATTGCCCAGGGGTCATATTCCCGTACTTATTCCTGCGGACACCTATCTTGCTCGCGCTTGGAGACATCATTGTTGCTTGTTGCTTTGCAGTTGTTCTTCGCCCATCGATTTGCGTCACTACGGTTCGCTCCAAAGCTCGTTGAAATCGAGTGCTGTAAGCTTTCCCGCCACGGATGTGAGGATCAAGGTATCTGCTAGGTGCGTTTCCTCCAGGCGCATCATCACGAACGAACACACGCCCTTCTAGGTCGTCACCACGCTGCTTAGGCTTTTCATATAAAAAACTGTTAATAGTGAAAGGAGTTTTTTTCTCAAACACAGTGTTGGCTTCTTCCCGCAAGCGTTTACGGGTTTGAAATAACGCTTGGTTTAACGCAATGTTGGCCGCGTTTGGGATCTGAACTTTATCTAACTCGCTGATGCGGCCTAGCAGTTCCTTCGGGTCAAATTGAATCTGCATCGCATCACCTCAATGCATTAAGCATAAAAAAAATCCCTGAGATGGCCACTTCAACCGTCTCAGGAACTGTGCCTTCGTGTCTGCCCAGTCGAACTATAGCACCTCGATCAATATGAGAGCCCCTAAGGGCTCAGGCTCAACGCAGTAACGCTTTTCAGCATTGATGCTCACTATGCGCGAATCATCCTTGAGCAAGCCTGCGTCAGTGGCAACCCCATCACCAACGGCCCGAATTAGCTTATCAAGGTCAGGGGTCGTTTGCATATAGGCTGGGGCACTGGACTTGAGCCCTGACTTATTGAAATGCGACTTAGGACGCTGCATATAAAAAACTACATGCAATGACACGGGAGCATCGATGACCACGTCTGGGTCTTTACTTCTGATGGTCTCAGCGATCAGCTTTCGCCAAGGCTTGAGGGTCTTTGCGTTTACGTCATAAAGATGCCCTGACCGCGAAACAGACTTGCTGCCTTGCGGAACAGGGAAACCAGGGACGAAATAGCTGAAGCTAGTCAAAGTATTCAAAGCGATAGCCACACGCTTCAACTTTAAGCTTTAAGCAACGCTCGATGCTTTTATTAGACAAATAAAGGCTTTTATCTTTTTTTGCAGCACTTACAGAGTTGTAAATCCTTTTTGTATTGTTTTTAGTGTCAACACAAATAATGCGACGAGCAGGTTTAATTGAATAATCAACTCGCTTGGGATAATTCAAAACAATAAGCCGACACAGGTCAATGTCTTCAATGACTTGAATTAAGTTTTCATACTTAATGCCTCCAAACCTATCAGGGTTCTGAGAAGCAAACCGAGAAAGTTCTTTTTCACTTATGTATTTGCGGGTTTTAGTTTCAAAAGAAGCTTTAAGCCCTATTTTTGTCCAGTATTTTACGCGAGACGTACCAATGCCGAGCTTTCTGGCTATCTTAGGAATTACAAGAAAATCCACTTCAGGATCTAAAGACACCCTAAGCTTGTGAGCGTGAGACCTGATTGCAGACCAGCTACGAGGAAGTTGATTATGTTTTAAAGCATATTTTTTAAATACTCTCAATATTTGCTCTTTAGGCGATGAGCCTGCAAGATCCAATAGCATTTGTTCTTCTTCGTGTGCCCACTTTTTGTTACTTGACTGAGTAAGTTTAGCGGCACACGTTGTTGAGCAAGTTTGACGATTAGAAATTATTTGACCATGAGTTCCATTTGAAATCGTGGGTGGTACAAAACGTTTCGAGCACATCTTACAAACACGGGTCCATTTACGTGTCATCAGTTACGCCCTTGGCTGTGTCGGCTTTCTCTGTTGATCTTGACTAACTCAGCAGTTTGAGCGAACAGAACACGCCTGACTGAGTACGGGATCTCTCTAGTGAGCGCATAGAGCTTGTACTCAAGAAGCTGATCCTTTCCGCTTTGCTCTTCTTCTATGTACTTGGAATGATTGATGCCGTTGCATATTGCACTCATGATCCAACAACGAAAGGTTGAAGATTCCAAGAGGTCGCGAAGAGTAATGTTTCCGCAACCGTCAAGGATCTGATCTTCCATGTCGTTCCATAGCAGACATGATTCTGACGAGTTAGGGGTTGATGTCATTGTGATTTTTAAGAATGATTTGCGTTGAAGGGTTAGTCATCTAAGAAGTGAGTGACCATATAGGAAACGTACCAAAGAGCTTTTTTGATGTCCTCTTTGCCATTTTTCGTTTCATACCTCCACAGGTATTTCAAGGCATTGCCCTTTAGGTAGCCCATGAAGGCATCTTTGCTTAATGAGGCGCGAATAGCATCAATGCATTCCACGTCCCCCTTCTTGTAGTGAGATGGGTTGATGGGGTCATGTCCGCGATTCATTTGACCGTCCAGAAAGGCTTACCAATCTTCTGAGGAGCAAGGCCAAGCGCAATGCTGACAGCTTTAGCATCTTTGAGAGATGCCTCTGCGTCTTTTACATCACCACAAGACGAGAAGTCATGCGTGATGCGTCCTGGGGAGAAGATGAAAACAGTATCGTTGTAGCGATAGGTGCGCTCAGTTTCAGGATCCTTTAGGTCATCAAGATCACCTGCGAGAGCGTGAACAGCAAGTTTCTTTTCTTCTGCTCTGATTTTAGATTCAAGAACTTTGCGAGCTTCTTTAAGGCGAGCAAGGGTTTCAAGGCTTTCAATTGCAGCAGTTGTGTAAGCAGGCAAGGAAATCATTTTGTAATGGTTACAGGGAGAGTAGTAGTTTCTTGAGCGTCACAAGGAAGGATGTTTACCCATTCAATGTGATTCCATAGAGGCGCATAGCCTTCGTAAGCTTTTTCTTTTGCCTCGGCAAACGAGACAGCATGAACGCATTCAAAGACGTTGGCGTCAATAATTTGAAAGTAATAGCGATGAGTTGTCATTTAGATGTCGGAATTAGGTTGATTTGATTTAAGCCATGAACGCTTAAGTTGATTGACTTTTGGCTCAATTAGGTGATAAGAGCTAACCCAGCCCTTGACGTTACCGATTGTAATTTTCACGAATCCATCGGGCTCGTTCGAGATTTGAGGCTCGGGTACAGAATTCTGCGATTCGTCGTTCATGAAGCTTCCAGGCTGTGATGTTGAAAGGATCTCGAAGGAGTTGCTTCTTGGTGTTGAGGCTTTCCATGATCTAACAATAGTTGAGGTTGCTGCTTATTTTTCGCAAATGACAAACTCCAGAGTTTGACCAATTGCTTGAGAAGAAAATTCTGCGCCAGCTAATCCCCAAGAAGGGTCAGAGGAATAGTCTCCAATGAGATCTACAATTTTTTTAAAAGAATTAAAATTAGTGTCAAAACTGACGCATACCATTGTCTTGTGGTTGTCTTCAAAAATAAGACCAATTCTCTTTACGAGTGGGCTAGCCATGGTTTGGGTTGATTCAGCTCAGTGCTGAACATGCCATCATCATACCCTATGTGATGCCCTTTGGATCAGGTGATACGCCTCAACTCGCTTAGTCCAATGAGTCTCATGCTGTTTAAGCTCATCGCCTGAGGCAGCAACGGGGTAAGCAGGCTGATCAGGGAAGGCGTACAGCGCAATAAAACGATTGACCTGAATGCCGTAGTTTTCAGCGAGTCCCAAGCGATACGCCTGCAACTGGCACATAGCCTCGTTTGAGATCTGCTTGCTTGGCTTTGCCTTGTTCGGAGCCTTTGTCTTTAAGTCAAACAAACAAAACTCCCCATTGATCTTTATGAGCGCATCCAGAGTGCCCGCAAAGGGGACCAGACCTTCATCGCTGCAGACCTGATGCTCAGTGCAAACGACGTGATCAAGGCGTTTCCACAAAGAGCAAGACACAAGACGCTCGCACCAAGGCGCGATTTCGTCAGGAATTGCCGGATCATGACCCTGTAAGAACAGTTCAAACCAATCATGAATCCGTGTACCGCGCCGAGCAGCTTCATTGCGAGATTCATCAGGATCGCCACCTTCTGCAATTATTTTGGCTTTCCATCGCTTTAATGCATAGCGAGTAGCATCAGACTGTGTTGCACTCAAGATGCTCGTAACAGAGCTGTATTTATAGTGCGGCTTTGCTTCGTTGAAATAATACCGGGCCTGCCCTTTTGGGTTGCGTTGCAGAAGCGGCAAGGGCTGCAACGGCACACAAGACAGACGCTGTTGTCTAAATAATAACGTCAAAGTTAATACATGTCAGTGTCAGCCTCTTTAAACGGAGATCCGGCACAAAGTCGAACGTCTAAGTCCCAGCGCATATTGCTGATGCTCAAATTGGAATTGCCAAGCTGTGCAATTTTTACACGTTGAAGATCTTGAGCATCAACAACAACCCAGCCATTTGACCAGTTGCCGTTTTGAAAACGTTCGACAGGAGTTCCAGGTCTAGGTGTGCCAAACCCATCAGGGGTGCCAAACGATGATCCCCCGCCACCCTGTGTCAAAGGTGTCAAAGGTGGCAAACCTCTTATTTCATATGACGCGCGCGAGGTTTGGGACGTTTGGGACGTTTGCCATGCATCTAGAGAGGTAATTCCTGCTGGACGATAAAGAACAGATGGTCTGCCGCCTTCAAACCCCGATTCAGCTTGACCGGCTTCTTCCGCTAATCCTTTGCGAACCAATGCCCTAAGACAGCGGCTTGCCTTGTTGCGCTCAAGATTGAACGTTGACGCGATCTCTGTCCCAGCGACTGGAAACTGCCCTAACAGCCAACGCTCTTTGATGTAATCAAATACATCCGCCTGCCTACCCTGAAGATCATCAGCGGCATCCTGCATAGCTTCAGCAGCGAGTACGCTTTCTCCGTCGCCGTGATGCGCCCACCCATCGTCGTGCAACTCGATTAGCAGAGTGGATCCTTTAGCGCGTCCTTGCGTTTTCAAGACAACGCGGTGATCCGATTGCGTTTGCCCTTCCAGAGGTTGCTTGAACCAATTCATGAGAATCGTCAGGCTGGCCGCTGCAGGCAGGGCGTTGCTACCCCTAGAAGCGTTTGTTGCATTACCACCGCTAACGCTTTTGTTGGTGTGATGAATCATCGCCAATGTGGCTTTATGGGGCGACAAGGCCTCAGCAAGTTGGCGTGCAGGGCCATCGAAACTGCTAGCTGCCTCCTCAAGGCCAAGAGGCGAGCAACAGGCGTGATAGCTATCAACTAAGAACAAGGAGCCTGGATTGGCCTCTGCGATGCCTTGTAGGTGCTCGACGCCCTCAGGTGTTAGATGCAATGGCGATCCTGTATGCCAGAGCATTTCGACAGGGCCTCCTAATTCACCGTTTTTAGTTACTAAGCCTTCACGTTTAAATAACGTAAACCAATCGTTTTCAGGCTGGTCAGTACCAACGATGTAAACCTTTGGGCAAGGACCATGCAAAGGTTGACCTAAATAGGTTTCCTCACCGTGCCACCAAGCGCCAATCATTCCCACCATTAAGGCAGATTTACCAACTTTTGGAGGGGCGACAAGCAGATTAAAAGTGCCAGCCATTAACACTCCTTCCCAGGCCCAAGGCGTAGGGGTTGTGTCCATGACCTGCCCTCGCATCCGAGGCGCTGAAACACCTAGGACTTTGCCTGCAGATTTCCGAAGAATGATCCCTGCTGTCTTTTCATTAACAGGACAGCCAAGTTCGTCGGCACAAAGTCTTAATAGTTGATTTTGTCGAAGCGGATC